AACGGCAGCCCGCGCGCACCCAACGGACTGGTGTATGCCGAGAGCGGCAACATCGTGATCGGCGAAGGCGACAAGCGGTTTCATGTGAAACAACTGGTTTTCGACGCGGCGTCTGCCGTCGCCGGCAACGTGCTGGGCTATCAGTTCTTCACCCGCGAAGAGCCAGGCGACGGCGCCAATGAAAACGATACCGGCGTGTATACCGAGATCCACAACGGGCTGATGGACATGCGGTTCTCCGGCCGCAGCATCCGCATGCGCATGCAGGCGCTGGTCGATGCGCCGTTCGGGGTCGGCAAGCCACGCCTCAACCTGCGGCCGGGAGGCTCGCGATAATGCCCACGCTGCGACATCCCGCCGCGCCGTTCGCCGCGCCGACCGGCGGCGACCTCGACGTGCGCCTGGCGGCGATTGCGGCGGCGATCAATACCAAGGCCTCGGCGACGACCCCGCCGGCCTGGCCGTTCATCGGCCTGATCGATGCCAACGGGCAGCTGTGGAAGGTGTCTGTCGATACCTCTGGAGCGCTCACCACCGAGGCAGTCGCATGACCGATGACGAGCGCCGCGCACGGATGGAACGCGCGCTGCAATATGGCGGCGGCACGCACCGCGTGGCTGACGTCGTGCAGCTGGTCAAACAGGGCCGCGCGCAGTTCTGGAGCGATGGCGACGGCTGCATCGTCACCGAGGTCGAGCAGTATCCGCTGCTCAAGATGGTGCGCTACTGGCTGATCTTCGGCGAGCTGCACGACTGCCTGGCACTCGAGGATCGGATCAACGCGTGGGCGATCGGCGAAGGCTGCTCGGTTGCCACTGCGATGGGTCGCCGGGGCTGGGGGCGGGTCGCCGCGCCAACCGGATGGCGCCCCTACCTGCCGACTTTTTATAAGCCGTTGCGGGGGGCGTCATGAGGTTCAATGAGGGCGGTCACCCCGATCACCTGAGCTTCGCCGGGCTACGCGGCGGCGGCAAAGGCCCGTCGACCAACACCACAACCAACACCTCGGGCACGTCGAGCACCTCGATCCCGGCGTGGCTGGACAGCGCCTCGCAGGGCGCCGTCGCACAGGCACAGGCGCTCGCGGCACAGCCCTATCAGCCGATAACCGGCGAGCTGGTAGCGCCCACCACAGCGGCGCAGAACCAGGCCTACCAGCAGGTGCAGAACCTGCAGGGCCAGGTGGACCCGGCCTTCCAGGCATCGCAGGCCGCCTATACCGGGCTGCTCGGCTCAGCCACACCGGAAACCGCTGCGGCGAATGCTGCCAACACCAACACGATGTATGGCAACTATGCCGCTGGCGTGGTGGCACCGAGCGCTGGACTGCTCGGCGGCTATCTCGGCAGCGCCAGCCCAGCCACCGCCGGCCAGGTCGGCTCCAACGCGCTGCAGCTGATGCAGCCGTATGAGCAGGCCGTGATCAATCCCATGCTGACGATCGCCAACCAGCAGCTGCAGCAGAACCTCCAGGGGGTGGCGCAGAACGCCAACAACGTCGGCGCCTATGGCGGCTCGCGGCAGGGCGTCGAGGAGGGTGTGGCGCAGGCGCAGAGCGTGCTGGGCACCGAGAGCAATGTCGCCAACCTGCTGGGCACCGGCTACAACGCCGCGCTGACGCCAGCCTACAACCTCGCCAACAACGCCTCGACGCAGGGCTACAACGCCGCCTCGCTGCTCGCCGGCCAGCTCGGCACCGGCTACGCCAACGCGCAGCAGCAGGCCGGCACGATCGGCGCCAACAACCTGCAGGCTGGGCTGGCGGCGGCGCAGAACCTCCCGGTGGTCGCTGGCGCGCAGCAGACGGCGGACCTGCAGGCGGCGTCTGCGCTGCAGGCCACCGGCCAGGCGCAGCAGGCACAGCAACAGGCGATCGACAATTCCAACATCGCGCAGCAATACGCGCAGCAGCAGTATCCCTATCAGAGCCTGGATACGCTGCTGTCGGCACTCGGTGCGGTGCCCTACGGCACCAGCACATCGAGCACCGGCACCAGCAACGTGGCGCAGCGGACCAACCCCGGCATCATGAACGAAATCACCGGTTACATCGGCGCGATCGGCAGCCTGGCGGGCGGCGTGGCGAAGGCGGCCGGGTGAGGAGAATGCAGGATGGTTGATACTCCACAATTCGGCGCCTCGATGTATGACGATAATCCCTACGTGTTCGGGCAGGCCGATCCGAATGCCGTGGACCCGACGATGAGCGGCAACAACCCCGGCACCAACTGGGCTGGCTACGCGGCGGCAGCGCAGGGCGCGGCAAAGAGCTTGAATGATTCCGAGAACCCGAAGAGCAGCATGCCGCAGGCGCCCGCCGTCGTGCCGCCAAATCCAGCCGCGCCGCTCGGCACGCCACGCGCACCGATCAATTTGGACAACCTGGTGAACATGCTGCACCAACGCCAGCAGCAATACGCCCAGGCGGCGATGGCCGGCCGCGCCCAGCCGATCGCACCGAAACCCACCACCTACGGGTTGCTTGGTTACTAGGACACTGACCCATGGCAGACGACAGCACGCCGCAACAGCAGCAGCCGCCACCGCAATACGATCTGCAATCGCTGCTTGGGCAGATCCCGCAGGTGCCGCAGGCGCCGCAGCCTGACCAGACGCCCGTGCACCAGAGCTGGCTGTCGAAATTGGGCGAGGTGCTGGGCGGCGGCATGCCGAGCGCGATGGCAACGATGTCGCCGGCTGACCGGCAGTGGGCGGGGCTGAACGCGCTGACCGATTTCAGCGGCGCCCTGATGCGCGCGTCGGGCAACGTGCATCCCGGCCAGACCTGGATGAGCAATGTCGGCGAAGCCATGGAGGGCGCCCAGCGCGGCTACCTCGGCACCGAGGGGATGGCAGCGTCGATGCTCGCCGCCAAGCAGCAATATTCGCAGGAGCAATACAAGGACCAGATCGAGCGGCTGAAGACCGTGCTGCCGCTGCTGAAGCTCCAGGTGGGGGCGGGCGTTCCCAACACGCTGGTCGGCAGTGGCACGGCACCCGCTCCGTCTGGTGGCGGCCCAGCGCCCGGCAGCATCGCTGGCGCGATTGCGCCGTTCGTCGCGTCCAACCTGCCCAAGGACATCACCCCGGCCGAGGACCAGATGGTCCGCACGGTCTACGGCGAGGCGCGCGGCGAGCCGCTGGTCGGCCAGCAGGGTGTTGCCTCCGTCATCAAGAACCGCATGCAGGCCGGCAACCAGAACGCGCAGGACGTCATCTTCACGCCCAACGCCTTCCAGCCGTGGAACGACCCCAAGACGCGGCAGACGCTGGAGCAACTCAGCCCGAGCGATCCGCAATATCAGGCGATCCTCAACAAGGCGGTGCGCCCGGTGATGTCCGGCGATGCCAAAGACCCGACCGGCGGCGCGACGAATTTCTATTCCCCAACGGCACTCGACGCGCAGCACCTGCCGGTGCCCAGCTGGGCGGCGAACCAGCAGCCCTCTCAGGTGATCGGCGGGCACCAGTTCTATAAGCTGCCCTACGCGCCCCAGACAGCCGCTGGCGGCGGCGGCCCGGCTGCCCCCTATAAGCTGGCCGGCTCGCCCGTGGCGCCGTCCAGCGCCCCTCCAGCGCCCGGTGGCGATCCGGGGGCACCCGCAGCCACGCCCGGTGCGCCGCTGACGTTCGAACAATTCCAGGCGCAGCATCCGGTCAATGTGGCGGTGCCGGATTTGTCGGCGCTGATCAGCGCGCGGGACCAGGCAAAGTCCCAATATGATTTGGCTGTCAAAGGCATCAGCGGCGACCCAAACAAATCGCTGTCCGACTACAACACTGCTGCCAAGGCGGTCACCGATGCGCAGGCTACTGCCACGGCCAAATCGGTGGACACCCAGCGACAGCTCTACAATGACGAGCTGACGCGCCAGCAGACAGCGGCGCTGAAGGCGCAGGAGTTGGCGCAGCAGGTGGCGGAAAACGAGAAGCAGCGCCAGGCGCAGGCGGCGATCGAGACGCAGAAGGGCCAGCAGGCGATCGACCTGGCCAAGGTCACCGCAGGCCAGACCTGGCACCAGAAGCTGCAGGAGCAGGCTGCCACCGATGCGCAGGAAAACACCATCAAGCCGATGGCTGCGGCGTCGCAGAAGGCCCACCAGATGAACCTCGGCCTGTCGCAGATGCTGCCGGTGCTGCAGGATCTGCCACCGGGCGGGGGGCCTTTGGGGGTCGTCCTCGATGCGCATCCCGACCTGGCGCCGCTGTTCAATACCGCCGGCATCCTGACCGACCGGCAGGCCAACGCGGTGCGCCTGATCAACGGGCTGGTGGCCAGCATCTCGTCCGAGATGAAACCGACCGGCCTCGGTGCGCTGCGCGAGTACGAATGGGATGCCTTCAAGGCGCAGTTGCCGAGCCTGCTCTCGACCTCGGAGGGCCAGCTGAAGGCTGTCGCGCTGATAATGAACATGAACAACCGCATCCAGCAGGAGGGCAGCTGGATGGGCAGCTACTTCAGCCGCAAGGTGCCGGATGAAACATCGCAGACGCCAGGCGCCATGGTGCCGGCGCATAATCTGGAGAGCGACGACCCCAAGGAGAGCGTGCAGCAGCGCATGGACCGTGAGCTGGGTCCAATCGTCCCGAGCTATACCGGGGCGCCGACTGGCAGTGGTCAGGCGCAATGGGAGCAGTCGCTGCCGCCCGGCAAGCCGTATTACAAAACTTACGCGGTGCCTGACCCTAAGAACCCAGGCCAGCCCCTGCGCGACAGGGCCGGCAATATCGTGACGACCAAGAGCCTGGAGGTCAGACCGTGGCAGTAGACCCGAACCTCTATGGCTTTTCGGACGATCTTCCGCTGCTGCCCACAGGTGCCACACCGGCCGCACCGTCGCTCGCCGAGCAGCAGCGTGCGCACGCGGTGGCGACGGCTCCTGTATCCGGCGGTGACGACAGCCTGCCGCTGGCGCCAGCGGCGAAGCCATCGATCCTCAACAGCAGCTGGTCGCAGCTCGGCAAGACGCTGTGGGACGAGGGCACGCGCGGCGTGGGGCTGGGCACGCGTGCTACGGCAGAGGGTCTGTCGTCGCCATTCACGGGCGCAGCAGACGTTGTCACCTGGCCGATGCGCGCAATCCAGCGTGGCCTAGGCATCCCCACCGATGCGCCGTCGACCATCGCGCAGCGCGGCCTCGATGCGACCGGGTTGCCGACACCGCAGACCCCGGCAGAGCGCAACACCTCGACCATCGTCAGCGGCGCGGCGTCAGCCCTGCCCAGCCTGGCGATGGGCGGCGCACCAACGGTGGCCAATGCAGTGCGCCTCGGGGTGCAGGGCGGCGCTGGGGCGCTCGCTGGCCAGAAGGCGCAAGAGTCTGACTTTGTGCCGCCATGGCTCAAGCCGTCCGTCGCTTTGCTCGCTGGCATGGCCGGCAGCAAGGGCGCCGACGTCGGTTGGAATTTAGGCACCAAGGGTGTCAATGCCGTCGCCGGGAATTTCAACGACACCTACAACGCGTTCAAACGTCTGGGCATGCCCACGGACCTAGTCGGCACCGTCAGCGGCGGCGAGGGCGCGCGATCCGCCGAGGCGGCAGGCATGCGGATGCCGTTCGCCTCATCGACCGTGCGGCCGGTGGCGCAGGGCACCGTCGATCGGTTCGGCAATGCGGTGGACGAGACGGCGAACATGCTGGACCCGACCCGCACGGCAGTGAACGCACAGCAGACCGGCGATGTCCTGCAGAACTCCTACCGCGACTGGGTGGCTAACGTATTCGGCGGACCACAGGGCCGACAAAAGGCTGCCTGGGATCCGCTCGACCAGCGCATGGCCGGCGCGGCGGTGGATCAAGGCCCCTTCCGCGCCGCGCTAGACCAGGCGGCGAACCCGCCGAACCTCGCCAGCATGCCAGCGACCCAGCAGGCATTCTCCTCGCCGCAAGCGAGGGCATGGCTCACTGCGCTCAACGCCGATGCGCCGGCCGGTACCAATCTGACCTGGGACCAGGCGCGCGCCATCAGGCAACGCATCGGTGACGCGATGGGCACGCCCGATCTCGTCGGCTCGATCGGCATGCAGAACCTCAAGAACATCTATGCCGGCCTGGCGCAGGGCTTGGAGACAACGGCGGTGCAGCATGGCCAGGGCGCGCTCTTCAACAGCGCGAACGCAGTCAGCACAGCCGGCCACGCCTTCATGGAGAACGTGGGCAGTAAGATCTCCCAGGCGAACAACCCGCTGCAGGAGGGGATCAGCGCGGAGCAGGCGACCAAGAACGTCCTGAACAGTGGCGACACGACCCTGCAGGCGATCCGGCAGGAGTTGCCTGACGCGGCCGACCACCTCGCCGCCTACAAGCTGCGGCAGATGCAGCAGGCGAAGCCCTCAGTGGCGAGCGCTTATGACGACACCTCGACCGGCACCTTTCTCAGCAACGCCGTCCGCATGCGGCAGAACCAGCCTGGCGGCTATTCCGCGCTGTTCAACACGCCCGACATCCAGCAGCGGCTCGACGACCTGCAGACAGCTGCTGGTAGCCTGCGCAAAACCGAGCAGCATCTCAACACGTCAGGCACCGCCGAGACGTTGGGGTGGATGGACTACCTGCGGGGCATTCGGGAGGGAATATCTAACGGCACAGCGTCGGAGCGCGCGATCAATACTGCCCAGGCGGTCCTCGTGCCGCCCTTTGCGGGATGGGCTGGCGGCCATGCGGTGACCAGCCCCGCTCTGACCAGGTACCTGGCAGCACGAGGGGCGGGACCGCCTCCAGTCCCGCCCCGCGTCGCCGGCATTCTGGGGAACATCCCCCAGATGGTTGGTAGTGGTGGCAGCGCTGATGACATTCCCACAATCAACGTCACGGCGCGCCGGCCTCAGTAGCCCGCGAGACGCCGCAGGCGGTTGCGCTCGTCTTCAGCCGCCTCGGCTGCGCGGGCCTCGCGGAATAGCCTGGCCTCCAGTTCCTTCTGCCGCTCGCCGACGAATAGCCACGCAACGCCGGCAACGAGCGCGAGCACAGCAACGACCGGCACGGCGAGAAGCACCAGGCACAAGAGCACCCACGGGCCACCGCCGATGATAAGCAGAATGAAGACTAGCCCGAGGATTGGCATCAGGGCGCGCCGTCCTGCCCACCCTCAAGCTTTCTCAGCCGCTCCTCGACGCTGCGCTCGGTCTGGTCGATGCGGTCATTCACCCGATCGAATAGCTGGGTTATCAGCGCTTCGGTCTGCGATGCGCGGGCATCGATGAAGGCCCGCGTCGAGGCGATCTCAGCCTTGAGTGAGCGGACATCGGTCTGCGTGCCGCGCAATTCGAGCAACAGCCTCTCGTGGTTGTTGTTGATGCGGCCCATCATGGCCTCGAATTTCTCGTCGTCGGTCATGCGCCGCCCTCCTCATCATCGTCGGCAGGCTCGCTGAACGTCGCCACGATCTGCTGCAGGGCGCCCTCCAGCGTGTAGAGGCTCAGACCAGAGGGGATGAACCGCTGCCACATGCGGCCTGCGATTAGCTCGACGCTGTCCTCCGACTGCGTCGTGTTGGCGTTGTGCAGCTCCTGCGCGAGGTACTTCCGCAACTCATCAAGCGTCATCTAGACCACTCCCGGCAGATAGCTGGACGGCACGGCGGGCCACGGGCCGGCGTCCCGGCATGGCGCCTTGGCGGGCGCCAGCGGTGCTGGCGACTGCAAGAGGAGGGCGGGCGTGATAGGTGTTTGGGCGGTCATGGCGTGTTGACTCCACGCTAGGACTCCGGCTTCCGGCCGGGCGGGCGGGGGACGGCAATCCTCCGCCCGCGAGCCAATAGCACGAAACGGAGTTACAAAACCACCACAGCCGCTACTCATCCTCGTGCTGGGGTGGCCCCATCACCAGGCCGGCGTCGAGCAGCATGCGCAGGAGCGGCGTGGCGCGCTCGATCGGCAGCACGACGTCGAGGCGCAGCTTGGCGTTGCCGTCCGACTGCACCGCGAAGGAGAGCACATCGACCACGCGCGGCGGCAGGGGTGGCCTGGCCGAGAGCACCGCCGGCAATGCCTCTGGGGGCGGCTCCTTCCCGTCACGCGGGCGCAGCTCGCTTTCCGGGATGCCCATCGCCCTGGCCAGCTTGGGCGTGATCTTCGGACCCGGCGCGCCTCGGCAGTTGATCCAGCCGTAGGGCGCCGTGTTGGAGCGCTTGACGCCCAAGACCTGCTGGTTCAGATCGCCGATTGTCCAGCCTTTCTCGGCGAGGAACGCGCGGAGCCTTGCGGCGATGTGGCCATAGAGCGCGACCTGTCCTGGCGTCGGCGGCGCTGCTGAGCCTGGCTGAAATTGCGCCATCAGGCTGCCCTCTTCACCAGGCGCAGACGCCTGATCGACGGGGCCTCCATGCCCTGCACCAGCACATAGTGACATTCGCGGTAAGCGACCGTCATTGTCTTGTAGCCCTGGCGTGAATTCGAGCCGTCTTTTGCCGTCCACCGCCAGCCGGTGAGCATGCGCAGCTCATCGGCTTTTCTATGCTCATTCCATCGCTGGCATTGCAGCATATCGACATAGTCGATGGTCGCGACGTCATCGACCTCGGCGTAGACAGCGTCCTTGAACCTCATCCGCTCTTGTCCTTCTGCTCGTGTTTTTCCGCCTGCCGACGCTCATGTTCGAAGCTGAAAAACCAGTCTTCAATACTGTCCTGAATAGCTTGGGCCAGCCTAGCAACATCGGCAGGGGTGTGGTTCTCCTCCTGCAGAAAGAGTTCCGCAAGATCGGCGCAGGCGCTGTCGTGCAGGCCGCCTGGCCCACACCAAGGGCCGCCGCTCATGGCACCGCCTCCGTGGTCGCATCGAACGGGATCTCGTCGGCCTTCGCAGCCAGCTCGGCCTGGCGCAGCATGGCGTCCGAGAGGATCCGGTCGAGCCGCTCGCGGCTGGGGCCTTTGGCGTGGTCCTGCGCCTGCTTGACGCGTGGGCTGTCCAGCAGGTGCTGGATCTCCTCGGGGCTGGTGGCGTCGTGGAACGCCAGGTCGATGGCGTCGAGCAGCTGCGACCAGGAGAGCTTCGGGTGCGGGTTCTCCTCGGTCGTGGGCGTGGTGGTCTGCACCGTGTCAATCACCGCCTCGCCCTCGATGGTGCGGCCGGTGCTGCGGTCGATCTCCTCGGGGCTGTAGACGCCGAGCAGCGCCGATGGCGTGTAGCGCCTGGCCCAGGAGCGCACGCTGGAATAGGCCAACTGCTGGTCTGGTTGGCGGTCCCACCATTCGTTCTTGGTCTTCGCGTCCTTCAGCTTGACGGTGAGCTGGCGCGGGTTGCTCTCGCCCATACGCCTGGCGGAGACGGTGACCTGGCGCGCCTCCC